ACCTGGCGTGTTAGGTCACCATACATCACAGGCACAACATTGATATCCTGAGAGCTGTCTTTGTAGGAAAAACCACTCATCATTCTCACCAGCTGAGTGATATAACGTCGAATTTGGCCATCATAGAAATGCTGTAAATTTGCCATTAGTTGTCTGACCTGGGCCTAAGAGCGTCTGACAGGCTCTGCCTTTCCGCTTCTCTGTTATTGTAAAACTTCACTGTCCACTGTCCTGTGTAAGGTATTTGATCCTGCACTCCGTTTACAACGGGTAGAGAAATTGTGATTTTGGAACTGTCCTGACTGGAGACGAGAGTGGGATAATCTTCAATTGCGTAGCCTTTCTCTATAGTCTCAATCTTGAGTACAATGTATTTTGCCACAGTATCAATTGATATGTCTGTGTGTATTTCTGTATCGCCTTCTTGTAATTGCACAACGTCTTGTGTAACAAGTTCGTTATAGGTGTATGCATCGTTGTTAATAAAGCCAGTTTTCTGAGTCTGTCTGTTTTGGCTATTTGTCATTGTCATTCTCACAGAATCCTGTACTTTGACCCATTTGTTTCCATCATACTGAAACATTCTTTTGGGAAGAAAATCTGTGCGAAGAAAGTAATCGCCTTTTTCTGGACTGTCAGGAAATTGAATACCATGTCCAAAATTTGCACCGTTAGGAGGAGTTCCGTCACCTATGAGATATCCCGAATAACCACTTTTTGGCGGAGGAGCAGACGTCGCTCCCCCTGCAGTTTGTTCTATAACGGGTGTGGATCCCGAGTCTGTAGATTCCACAGAAAGAGTGTAATAGTGTGATACATCATAGCCTGATTGAGGAGCATCTGCTTCTGCCTGTTCTATAACTGCGTCATTTACCTGCATTTCTCTTTCAAACGAGCTTAACATGTCTCTCAGAGTGTCGCCACCAGGATTATCTTCTTCTGCGGGAAGATCAAGAATGTCTCTGTATTCCTGAGAGTCCACAATCTGTTTCAGTTTCAATCTATACAAGTGCGGATACCAAGTGGGAGAAAAGCCTTCTGACGCACGGGTTACTTCTTCTACCACATAGAAACGTTTGAGTGCATAGGATATGTCTCCCAAACTGTAGGGATCTTTTAGATGAGGCAGTTCTATTACATCTCCTGAAATGATTTTTCTTCCCACAGTTTTTACAGAAGAATTGATATGCACTGTCAAAAACAGAGTATCATTGTCTAAGAATAAGCCAAACTGAGAAAGGTTAAAATCTATGTCCTGTACATTGTATATGCCACGAATTGAATAGATGTCGGGGTCATATTTTCGATCTCTGTTTTCAAGAAACAGCAGATCCTGGTGCAGTAGAACGTCAGTACCGCCGACAGTGAATTGTTCTCTGATAATTTCGTCTAAAAAGTCAAAATCATTGCCTTTCTCTGGACGGTATAATGATAAACGTGGAATAACACCTCTCCCAATTACAAGCATATTTAGCATAAATACTGTGAGGAGATTCTGTCTATGTCTGATCTAGCCACTGAAAAACAACAAATATTTGATTATGTCTACAACATGCTAGGCGGAGGTATGATAGATGTAGAACTTGATCCTGCGCATTATGAAACTGCGCTAGATAAAGCACTTACTCGTTTTAGACAGCGTTCTGACAATTCTGTAGAAGAATCATATGTGTTTTTGCCCACAGTAATAGACGAAAATGAGTATATACTGCCTAACGAAGTTATAGAAGTTCGCAGACTGTTCCGAAGAAGCATAGGATCAAGAACAGGCGGCGGCGACGGAGGGACTCTGTTCGAGCCATTCAACCTTGCCTACACAAACACCTATCTGCTAGCAAGTTCTAATATGGGCGGGCTAGCAACATACGACATGTTTGCTCAGCATCAGGAATTGGTAGGCAGGATGTTTGGTTCTTTCATTGAATTCAAATGGAACACAGTTACCAAAAAGTTGACTCTGCTACAGCGCCCTAGAGCAAAAGAAAATCTTCTTCTGTATACCTATAATTATCGTCCAGATGAAAATCTACTAGCAGACTATCTTGTTCGCCAGTGGATCAAAGATTACACACTCGCAGCCTGTAAATATCAACTGGGCGAAGCACGTTCGAAATTCGCCACGATAGCTGGACCTCAGGGAGGTTCTACTCTTAATGGTGATGCTCTCAAAGCCGAAGCACAGCAAGAGATGGAAAAACTTGACGTAGAGGTGTCTCAGCAATTCACGGGCGGGATGGGATATTATTTTTCGATAGGCTAATTTACTATCGGGTAAGACTTGACACGCAACTTCTTGTTTGTTATACTATTTTTATGATAGTAGGCGTATGTGGCAGAATTGGGTCAGGTAAAGGTACCTTTGCTGACATTCTTGTAGAAACATATAATTTTCAAAAACTCTCATTTGCAGATCCTCTCAAAGACTGTGTGGCTTCAATGTTTTCGTGGCCCAGGCACCTGCTAGAAGGCGACACGGACGAATCACGCGAATGGCGAGAACAGCCTGACGAATTTTGGACAGGCGAATTAGGTTATACTGTAACACCAAGATTGGTACTACAACAGGTTGGCACAGAATGTATGAGGCAGGGCTTCTTTGACGGCATATGGGTAAGCCTTGCGAAACAGACACTTGAGAACAATCCTCACACAGACTGGGTCATACCTGATGTTCGTTTCCCTAACGAAATTGGAATGATTCGCAACCAAGGTGGTGTCGTTATTGAAGTTCAAAGAGGCGAGATACCCGAATGGGTTGTTGAATATAAGACTCAGGGCATAGAACCCGAGCACATACATCCTTCAGAATGGCGTTGGTTAGACGGCACTATAGACTACATCATTGACAACAACAGATCGCTAGACGACCTCAAAAATCAGGCGTTAAATCTCCTTGACGCCATTTCACGCCAGTCTTCTGAATAATTCTCTGACAATTAGCACATATAGTTTTTAGATTTCTATAGCGACAGTTTGTCAAATCACCGTCGATGTGATACACATTGAATTGCTCAGAATGATCCGACGAGAATCCACATTTATCACATGTAGACTTTTTCTTGTATCCTGCCTTGCGCCAGTTAGGAATACCTGCCCCTGTGCGCCCTGCTCTGTCACAGGGTCCACACTTTTTTCTATAAAAGGTTTTGCCGTCTTTCTTGTAGTTTACCGCAGCTGGTCTAAAACCGCATTCGCAAAGTGGTCTCATACAGTATTTACAAATTTCGACGCCTTTTTGACGCCTTTTTTCCGGGGTTAAACAGCCAATTTTTTCAAGTACCTGCTAAATACTGTCAACAGAGCTCTATGAGGAGAAACCAATGGCATTAGTCTCACCAGGAGTGGAAGTCAACGTAATCGACGAAAGCTTCTACACCCCAGCATCAGCAGGAACAGTACCAATGATTTTTGTTGCGTCTGCTGAGAACAAACAGAATTCATCAGGAACCGGCATTGCGCAGGGCACACTGAAAGAAAACGCAGGCACACCTTATCTGCTTACTTCACAGAGAGATCTTGCAGATCTGTTTGGTGATCCTGTATTTCAAACAGACAACAACAACAATCCCATCAACGGCGGCGAGCTTAACGAATATGGGCTACAAGCTGCATATTCTGCGCTTGGTGTTACGAACAGACTATGGGTCACAAGAGCGGACATTGACCTAGGTGCGCTTGAACCTAGTGCAGCAGAGCCTGCCGCTGATCCTGCAGACGGCACATACTGGCTAGACACTGCTCAAAGCGCATATGGTGTTTTTGAATGGAACGGCGCTTCAAGATCGGACGGTGGTCAAATATTTGAATCTAAGTCAGTTATCACAATAACAGACGAAAACGATCTTACGTCAGGTACTGCTGCGCTAAACGGTGTAGCAGGAAAAAGACCAAAAGGTTCTATAGGAGCAGTAGGCGACTATGCTCTTGTGTTTGCTGACACAACAGTTATCAGACTGTTCTATCGAAATTCAAAAGGAATTTGGGTACTGGTAGGCAGCGACAAGTGGATCGAAAGCTTCTCCACTGTTACAGGCTCAACGAATACGGACCTAGAAAATATCACGGCAAGCACCACATTTGATATTAACGGATCACCTGTTACAGTTGAAGCAACAGACACACTAGAAGATGTAGCTGCTACAATCACAGACGCAGGCGGACCTCCAGGAGTTTCTGCTGATGTTGTTAGAGGCGCTCTCGAATTATACAGCGACGGCACAAGCGCTGACACTGATTCTACAGTTACAGGCTGTTCTTTCTAATCTTGGATTGGAAGAAGGCACATTCTATCCACCAGCACTTCAAATAAGCAAGCACACAGAAGTTCCTAGATTTAAGAGAATTGATTCAGTTCCAAGGCCTTCAGGATCTGTATGGATCAAAACCACAGAACCAGGCGGCGGTGCTCGTTGGAGAATGAAAGTATACAACGAAGGTACTCAGCTGTGGGAACAGATTGAAGCTCCACTGTATGAATCAAACGCAGAAGCAATTTATGAGCTAGACGTAACAGGCGGCGGCGCAGAAATACCAAATGGCGCAACTTACGTTCAATACAATGTAGCAGGCGATGAATTTCCAGATGCTACATTCAAAGTGTACAGAAGATTTGGTGTACTGCCTACCACATACACCACAGGCGAAGTATCAGGAGTAGGCACAAACGAATATAGTATTACAGTTCAGGCAACGCAGCCGGCACAAAGAAATTTCACTGAGGTGTTTACTTTTAATATTGAAGTAGACGATAATATCGAGAAACAGTCTGAAATTGACGCAGAAGGTGCAGAACTATTTGCAGACGGAGTAAACAGTTCCGGTATTACAGGACTATCTGCTTCTGTTGTTAATGGAAGAATAAGAATGAGTCATGCCACAGGCGGAGATATAAGAATATCCGCAGCGGACAGCAGCACACTAGCAGAATTTGGTTTCGATGCCGGAGATAATAATATCAGCGAAATTTCAGGTTCCGACACTTTACAAATCAGCCTTTGGGGCGCTACTGAAAGATCTTCGAGCACAGCTTTTTATACCGCATCAGACGACGAAGTCACTGCACTTACCGCAGACGATACTCTTTGGTATAATTCAGTGGTTGACGAAGTTGACCTAATGGTGCATGATGGTTTTACATGGGTAGGATACCGAAGCGAAACCAGCCCATATTATGTGTCTACTCCTGATGAAAGAACAGATCCAAATGGACCTCTCGTGTCTGCCAGTAGACCAACCGTTCAGTCAGACGGAGGCGTGTTAAGGTCAGGAGATGTATGGATTGACACTTCAGATATTGAAAACTATCCTCAGATTTACATCTATGATGCTGAACTAGAAAATGTGCCACCGGAACAGAAATGGCAGTTGGTTGACAAAACTGATCAAACTTCTCAAGATGGTATACTTTTTGCAGATGCAAGGTACAGCACATCAGGAGCAACTTCAGGTGAAGCAGCAACAATACAGGAACTGCTTGAAAGCAATTATCTTGATCCAGATGCACCAGATCCTGCACTGTATCCAAGAGGCATGCTGCTGTGGAATCTTAGACGCTCGGGTTTCAATGTCAAGCGTTTTGTAAGAAACTACATTGATCTGCAAGCCGACAACCCAAGATTCAACTCGAGCGAAGAGCAAGATGTTAACGAATCAATGGCGAACTATTACCCACATCGTTGGGTAACTGAAAGTGCTAACCAGAACGATGGATCCGGCAGCTTTGGCAGAATAGCGCAGAGAAAAGTTGTTATTCAAGGATTGCAAGCAATGCTGAATTCCAATGAAGACATTAGAGACAAAGAATCAAGAAGATTCAATCTAATGGCAACACCTGGTTATTCAGAATTGATTGGCGAAATGATAACTCTCAATTTTGACAGAGGTCTGTTCAGCTTTGTAATTGGTGATGCACCTGCTAGACTCACACCGGATGCTACTAGCCTTAACAATTGGGCAACCAATGTAGCTAACGCAGTAGAAGACAATCTCAACGGTCTAGTAAGCAGAGATGAGCATATGGGCATATTTTATCCATGGGGATTCACTTCAGACAACTTTGGCAACAATGTTATTGTTCCGCCAAGTCACATGATGCTGAGAACTATGATTTTAAGCGATCAGGTATCATTCCCATGGTTTGCTCCAGCCGGTACAAGAAGGGGCGGCATTACAAATGCTTCGTCTGTAGGTTATATCAACGACGAAGGTGAGTTTGTGTCAACTGTCCTCAACGAAGGTCAGAGAGATGTTCTATACTCCAACAATGTCAATCCTCTTACTTTCCTAACAGGGGCAGGATTGGTTAACTACGGTCAGAAGACAAGAGCAAGAGGTGCAAGTGCGCTTGATAGAATCAACGTTTCTAGACTTGTTATCTTCCTAAGAGAACAGCTGGATCTACTTGCCAAGCCTTATATCTTTGAGCAGAATGACAAGATCACTCGTGATGAGATCAAACAGGCGGCAGAAAGTTTAATGCTTGAATTGGTTGGTCAGAGAGCACTTTATGATTTCCTTGTAGTGTGCGATGAAAGCAATAACACACCTTCAAGAATTGACAGAAATGAGCTTTATCTTGATATTGCGATTGAACCTGTCAAGGCTGTGGAATTCATTTACATTCCGCTGCGCTTGAAGAACACAGGCGAAATAGAAGCTCTTTAATAGGGTGATTCTGCAAGCTCACAGGGCTTACTCATGCCCAAACTGCAGTACCGCTTTAGGGTAACACTGGAAAACTTTGGTGTATCAACACCAACCACAGAATTGACAAAACAGGTCATGGACATTACTCGTCCGCAAGTGAGTTTCGAAGAAATACCAATCCATGTCTACAATACAAGAGCATATCTTGCTGGTAAACACGAATGGCAAGCAGTTACTCTTAATCTTAGAGAAGATGTCAACAACAGAGTGCAGAAATTGGTAGGCGAACAGTTGCAGAAGCAGTTCGACTTCTTTGAACAGAGTTCTGCAGCATCTGGTATTGATTATAAATTTACCACAAGAGTAGAAATACTAGACGGTGGCAATGGCGCTAACACTCCAAACATTCTAGAAACATTTGAATTGTATGGCTGCTTCATTACAAATGCAAACTACAATGAACTAAATTATGCAAACAATGATCCAGTCAGCGTTACACTTGAAATACGCTATGACAATGCTGTACAAACACCGCAAGGCGAAGGCATTGGCACTTCAGTTGGCAGAACTGTAGGCAGCCTAATCACAGGTGGCGGCACCTAATAATAATAGAGATAACTCTTTGTTGTACTCAGGGGCTTCGGCCCCTGTTTTTTTGAGTAAACCGAGCAGTTTACTCAAAGATAAATACACACATGTCAAGATTCAGTGGTTTTTTAGATAATGTATACGGTGGTGTAACCAACCCCAAAGGCAACGTAGGTGACTGGCAACACGCTGCTAGACTGTTTGTAGATGACAGTTTTAGATTTTCTCCCAAAACCAAGTTTCTCTATCATGTAACATTTTATTTTACAGAAGAAGCAAAATCCGTTAGTACTGCGCTGCAGACATTTCAGAACCAGATAGGACTGCTAGTAAAATCATCTGATTTACCACAGTACACAGCAAATGTAGAAACAAAAAACCAGTACAACCGCAAGAAAAACATACAAACAAACATAGAATACAAACCTATTACCATAGACTTTCACGATGATAATTTTGGTATAACCTCACTGATGATGGAGGCCTATTTCAAATACTATTTTGCAGACAGCAATAATTCTCTGTCAAGTGGTGCTTATGGCAATAGGAGAGAAGGTGATACTCTTTATGCAGGTGCTGACAGAAACAGTTTTTCTCATGGTTTAGACAATAATACACCTGTAAATCCTTTCTTTGATAGAATTGAAATTGCTCAAATGAGTCAGAAGAACTATACCAAATATACCTTGGTAAATCCTATTATTTCTGATTGGTCGCATGATTCGGTTGCATATGG